TGAAATGTCATTTGTTTTTGTCTTTGTTTCTTTTTGCTCGCCATTTTTCTACTGCTTGTGAAACTCTTGATTCACGGACTGAGTTTCGTTGGCCATATCTTTTTGCAAGTTCGGAGTTTGGATGTGCTTCAGCTATCTTGTCCATAGTCTCTGTCCATCCACTATCATTTGATTTTGTTCTATCGCCAACACCAGTGACAAGACTCGGAGCGGCCAATATTACATTCTTCCACTCTGGACATTCATCAACGAATTCTTTCATTTCGCTATACGACATCATGCTAGTAATGATTTCACCCGTTTCTTTATGTTCGAAGTCATACAAAGGCATTAGTAATCATCTCTTCTAGTTGTGCATAGAATATGCCGGTGCAATTTCGTGCTGATATTGGATTGATTCGAATTGTCTGTCCTTCTTTAGGATCAGGAAGGACCATGCGAAATTTTGCATCATAATAATTTCTACAGAACCAATTAAAGTATTGACACCTTCGCTTAGAGTCTCCATGAGAAGTCGCTGTTTCTGGTCCGTATGCATTTGTTCCGGCGTACATGTTTGATGTTGTCAAATCACCGTCAATAATAAAATCCATACCAAGACAAAACATCTCACGAAATCCCATTTTGTATGCTTCCATCATTGCATTCATTCCGGCATTTGAGCGGAACTGAGTAAATCTGTTCCAACGCGGATCTTCAAACTTTTCCACTTCTCTCGGTTCAATGAATCTATCTTTAGGAAAATCCGATTCATCGATTTCAGCAATCATCTTGTCATCAATTGCAATAAGGTAATCAGGTAAATTATACTCTGGTTTGAAGTCTCTGTAAAGAGCGTTACAGCCAAAAACTTTTCCATGAGTAGAAAGTTTCGTTAAATCAAACCCTTCTCTTGATTTACCGTTACCAATAATAAAACATCTCATGTAATTTACCTGCCCTGTCCTCTATATTGTTTGTAGCTGTTTCTTTTGCTTTTGTTCATAGAAGAGGTTTTTACCATTCTACTGTTTGCTGAAATAGAAGTTTTCTTTGGTGGCGCTTCAAATAATTTGTTTACACTGCTCTTTTTCATTTAATCTTCCCATTCTTCATATAATTCATCGTAATCACCTTCTTCTACTGCTCGCAACAGGTCATACTGACTGAATCTTTTAGGTTTTTTGTGTTTGTATGAACCCGAATGTCCATCTTGAAAATCTTGTTCTGCCTTTCTTGGGTCCACGTGATCCTCGTAATGTCTTTTCATCTTGCTCATTGTTCTGCCTTTTTACCTCTTTGGTTTTGGTTAATCAATTCTTTTTTGTATCTTTCATAGTAGTTTTGTCGATTACTTGGTTTTACATAACCACTATTGACAAACTGTTCCACTATCTCTTGTACATACCGTTCTTGTTCATCTGTCCATTCTGACTTGGCTGTGTTACCAGTTTCTTGTGTCATTTGGAAATGCCTCCTTTATTAGATTGAGAGTGATTGTTTTGAATGGTAGTTTATTATCTTTTACTTCAATCAAAAGTTGAGCGTCTTCTGGATCAACAGCTTCTAGAAGTTCCACAAACATAGTTTCTCTTTTAAAATCGGTCAAAGATTGACCGTCTGGACTGTTAATAAAATATTTTAAATATCTGGAAGACGCTTTTAGAACATTTTGTGCATCAAATTCTTTAGCTAAAGGTTTATACGGCGGCGCGCCTTCAGGCAAAAGCCATTCAAAAATGGGATCAAAACTAAGTCTGATAAGACCCCAAAAGGAAGGATTCTCAGCAGCATAATTACGCAACATATTTATTTTATCTGCTTTTTTTCTTGTTCCGTTCACTTTCTTGAACATTTCGTATGTCGATTCATTCATTTTAAAACTCCTGTATATCAGACATTAAATTTTTCAGTCTGTTTTTAATAAAATATTGAAAAATCTGGCTTCGATCTTTTTCTTGATAAGACTCATACTGATCGATTATATCTTTTTTTATGTTTTCGGGTATAGCTTTTAGGTCAACAAGAGATACATTCCTTTGAAAGTTTCTTTGTACTTGTTCATTTGGAAAAAATATTCTGAATCCACCTTCTACCCTATTTTGTGCTATGTGATTAGCACGAAACTTGTTTGTAATTCTCTTCTGTCTCTCTTTGTTAACAAATGTTGCATCATGAGACAAGATGTTAGGTACACCGTCTCCACGGTCACCGTTGACTACATGTTCGAAAAGAAACTTTTGTGGGTCTTCTGTAGATACGAATGTTTTCATCAAAGGAGAATACTGCTCAACATTAGGATAAATTTGCAATTGCATAAAATCTTTGTCACTAGAAATAATCAAAATCTTTTCTTCTTGTTGCCAGTATTTATGTACAAGTGTTCCAATGATATCGTCTGCTTCAGCCGTGTCTACAATAAGTGTTTTGTAAGGAAAAATAGTTATTAATTCTTCTCTTACAGTTTCGAGCGCTTCGAAGAGTGTATTCCAGTCAACATTGCTTGCTTTACGTATTTCTTTTCTTGCGGCCTTGTAATAGGGAAAAATTTTCTTTCGCCAATAATTTTTACTGTCACAGCAAATAACGAGTTCTCCATATTCCTCGGAGTATTTTGACCTGTATAGTCTTAACGTGTTGAGAATCATATGTCTGAGAAGATCAACACTAACATCTTCTTTCAGACTTTTTGACTGTGCCATGAAATTAGCAATGACAACCTGATTGTAGTCAATTAATATCATTTACTCATCGTCCTTAAACGTATTTAAAAAAGTTAAAAAATCTTCCAGTTCTGATAGTTCTTCTTTCCAATTATCGTCTTGTATGCCCAACAATTGAGCATATTCTTTGATAGGCATACTTAAAAAATCTTTTTCCATTTTTTGGAAGATCACTGAAAAGGGATGGACCCACCCATTTTGTTTCCAAACAGCACATCTAATCATCTCAACAGCAATAAGAACATTTTTTGTAAACTCTTTTTCCGATATGTCTGCAAGACCAGATTCGTGAATATTGTGCAAAAGAATCTCCACGCACTGTGCCAGCTTTTCGTTGCTTGCTTTTACGCGAACATCCATTTCCACAGATTGATTCTTAATCAAGATATCGTTATCGATTTCACTGCCAGGAAATACTATTACTTTTCCCATTAGACGTACCTGGTTTCCCACCATTCAGGTTTGAAACTTCCTTTTTCCCATTTTGCGAAATGCTTTTTGCCACCACGATAATAATTACGATATGATTCTACAACATTATTTGTTTTATATTCATCTGGCATAGCTAAAGGATGCGGTGTTAAATCCCAACTCATATTAATCCGAGTGGGATATCGCATGAGCTCATGTTCTAACAATTCTATTGTACGATGTGACTTCATAAACCTACTTTCGAATTCACGGCCGAGCGCTAACATGTGTTTGTACAACCAACTGTAGTTTGCTATATTTTCTCTGCACCAAACAGAGCATGGGTGATTAATGTGTACTGCTTTGTAGAGAACGTCTTCTCGGTCATCAAGCAGCTGATAATATGTAACTTTTGTTTTTCCTGACTTGGAAGGTCTTTTAACTGGATGGCCATCTAAAACACGGTGTGCCGTAGACAACATCTGAGCTGATTCTACAATCATTTTGGGTATGTGTTTGTCGCACATATCTTCTGCTGACTGTATCGGACAAGCGGTGTCAGAACCAAAACTTTTACCTATAGCAAAAATATTCACTTATAAACTCACATTTCTTTTATACGTTACATTATACTTGATATCATTGTAAAAGTAAATTATTTTTTGTGTTCCAATATTTTTCTGATGAGCGTTTCCCATTCTTTTGCTCTTATATCCCAATTATAGAAATTGTCGGCATACGCTTTTTGAAATTGCAATCTGTTCACAATGTTTTCATAATTATTTTGAAACAGATCAACAACAGAATTCAAAGCACTCGCAAATATGTTTGCGTGAACATTTGGATCGTGGTGAAACTGATACATATAACCTAAGTTAGCGGTAGTTTCAGGAAGCGCTGCGTATGCAGGACAAACCACACCCAAACCTCCACTCATTGCCTCCATTGCGGCAATACAGGAAGTTTCTTGCCAGATAGAAGGGTATGCAAAAATGTGAGCCTCTTCTATTGCTTTTCTAACAACATCATTAGGTTGATAACCATGATATGTCATGTGATCATGTTGTTCTATCTCTTCAAAAAGTTCTTTATACGGTTCATCTCTTTGAGGCCAACCATATGCATTAAAACTCGAATATACATCAAGATGCACACTGTCTCCGTATTTTTTAGAGAGTTCTTTGTAAACAGGAACAAGAATTTCCAGACCACGGTGAGGTGTGGTGTGATATATCAGATTGATACGATCATTTTGTTTGGTGTGTGTCGGAATAGGTTCAATGCAATTTTTAAAAGTAACTGCTTCCGCATGAGGTATGCCGTGAGCAAGATGATATGTGTTCCATTGCCAGTCAGAGACAAATACTAGCCTGTCAAAACGCTTTCTACTGTTTTCGTCTGAAAGATGTTGCGCTTCTGGATCCATAAACAAATCATGCAACCAAAGAATCGTAGGCCGGTGAGTGTCAATGTTTCTGACTCTTGAACAGATAATTTGTACTTCGTCTTTAATGTCATCAGGAAGACGTTCATACAAACCCCTCTGCATCATCTCTGTACCACCGTTTGCATTGGCATTTAGATCATTTAATTCAATACCATCGGATTCTTCCGAGAGGCTGAATCCTACATTATCAGCTGATGGTTCAGGGTCCAGTATGTTTAACTTCGTTGTCATTATAATTTTCCTCTAACATT